GTCTCAGAAGACCAACCGGGGTCGAGGCATAAGTGGAAGACGTTCTGCCATTACAGGCGGTTCGAATCCACGGAGCCCCGGCTTAATTACATCGACATAGTCGACTCAAGCAAGTGGACAAATCCACCTGCCTTTTCGTCGGCCGTATCGAGTGATGTACGGTTGGGTCATAACAGTGATGTGTACGGAGAGTTGGGATCCCTTAATAAGGGACTCCCTGCGTTTCGAGATAGCGATGGCGTTGAAGGGTTAATCCCCAAGCCCAGTAATCTGGACTTCTTAGAGCAGAATGCCTTAAAAAGCACTTTGCCTTTGATCAAAGCCGAATTATCGCTAATCAACTCTGTCATAGAGTTGAAGGACTTCAAGTCCTTGCCCGGAGCGCTCGCTAAGTTGAATGGATTGGGCGATCGTTTTAAACGTATCGCCCGAAACACGACGCTTCGCGATCTATTCCGTTCGTCGGCGGCTGGTTATCTTCAGGTGAAGTTTAACATTCAGCCGCTGTTATCTGACATTGTTAGTCTACGGACTGCCTTGTCTACGGTTGAGGGTCGTATGAACGACCTAATAACCCGATCCGGTAGGGTCCAAACTAAGCATTATAGCTATGTTTGGGATGAGTTCCCGACGACTGATGAAACCGCCAATAGTACCACGGCTCAGGATGCAATTGCACCTGATTACCATGGGAACTGGTTAGGTCTTATCAAGTTCCATCGGCGAGTCATTTACCGCCCCACTACGTTCCATGCGGAAATTCAGTATAATTATAATTATACTGAATACCAAGTCGCGCACGCGCGCGTGTTATCGTTACTAGATGCACTTGGGGTTAACCTTAACCCTCAAATCATCTGGAACGCGATACCTTGGTCGTTTGTAGTTGATTGGGTGTTCGGCGTAAGCCGATTCCTCAGTCAATTCGCAGGCACACTCATGGCACCGAAGATAAACATACTGCAATACTTGTGGTCCGTCAAGAGAAGTCGAGATATTCATTGTTACAGGCAACGGTTGCCTGTCGATGGATACTTCATTCCTATCTTGATTGGGACACGGGTCGAACTACCAGTGGTCACAGAGGAGGCTTACTGCCGCCTTGTTGAGCCACCTAGTTTAAGTTCGATAGTATCGAGCGGGTTATCTCCGACTGAGGTAACTCTAGGGGCCGCACTTATCCTTGCGAGGAACAAGAAACGGTCCCGTCATTAACATCAGCAATACATAAGCATGCTAGCAAATACACTAAACACAAACGAAGTGAAGAACAGAGCCGGAACTGAAGTTGAATTCAGCCGGATTCTGACCAATGAACGGAAGACGGTCTTTGCCCAAGTGGCAGAGACTCCTTCCTTGAAGCACCGGATCACTATTCAACATAGTGAATCCGGGGTGGGTGCCAAAACCGTGCGACGTTCCAATATCCGAATTGACAAAGATGTCCTTTCGGCCGTTGACGCGTCTACGGTTGTAACATACACCAGCTCCTTGACATTGACGTTCCCAGTAGGGCACGCTTCGACGTCGAATGACGCGAAGGATGTGCTCGCAGAGTTGATCTCGTTTTGCGCCTCGTTAGGCGCGTCGACGACGATTCTGTATGATGGAACGGGCAATGGTTCAGTGGCGTTACTCGAAGGCGGCCTTTAAAAGCTTCCTTATGAGCGACGTTCCTCAGCCTGAGTGGTACCAGTACATCCCGGAGTTCTTCCGCTTTGTACTACGTATCCTCAGGATTATTATCGGCAAGGGCCAAGATTAGGCCAATGTCAGCATGAATAAGGTGCCTGGGTCAACTCGAGAAGGTTCGATGATTTCTGCGCGAATACTCCCGTCGTTAAAGACGAGAATTCGTGCATATCGTAGATCCGAATCGGTTTGACTGGCGTCCTTGTATCCATGGTTGACTAGGTTGATCCTGGTTCCCACAGACTCCACTGAATAGATCCAAGCGCAGAAAGCGTGGGCTAAGCCCTGCTCTTTGCTCAGAAGTTTATCCAGTGCCGTCGTCAACTTTGCATTGCTAAGTTCTAGCTTGCGAGTTTTCGACGGTTTGAGTTTGCGGCCTGTGTTTGTAGACTTAGTGTTTATAGGCATAGGTTTTGTTAGATAGTCCGTATTGATCGTGAAGTGTATGCATGCTCTAGGATAGTTACCATTATGGAACTAAAGAAGAGCCTAGATAATATAGAAATTATCGCTGCACTACTTCACGACATCCATATGTCGCATGAAGTTGTGTTCAACACACGTTCGCGCCGTTTGACCTTTGAGAAAGTCACTCGACGCGTTCGCAAGGAAGGGTTAAGTTTTCTTACGAAAACTTTGCCTAAACTCGGTAAGGCCTTTGACAAGGCCCTAAACGGAGAACCATTCGACTCTACCAAATTGGGGTTTAAATCCCGACAAGGTAGTAAACTTCCCATTCTCATGGGTGAGTTTTTCGAGCGGATCTTCGATTCCGAGTGCAGACTCCTTCTGCAACCATGCGCGCAAAGCGTTAAAGTCATCAGGGACTTTTGTGGCTTGTTTTACAAGCTCAAACTTCCTTATACAACAGAACAAGAACAACAAGTCATCGACAGTTTTAAACAAACTGAAGATGACCTATTAACTAGTGATGCTGTACTGGCTGAGATAGCCAAGAAACTTCACGCCCCCGACCCTATTAATCGTTGGGATAGCCCAACGCAGGTATCGGTTGCACGCGGTGCAAGAGATCTCCTTTCGAGATTATTCTTACACTTCGATCCTACGAACATCGTTCCACGTCACGGCCCAGGTGCCGTTGCTACCAAGCAACAGTTATCTGAGAAGTTTAAGTGGTCTAATGTGAGTAGTCGAATAACAGACGTTTATCCATTTGACGAGTATTTCTGCTCGTCAATGGGTGAGGTCTGCGACAAGTTCCAAGATTTCTCTAATCTTGGCTCTGCTTCCTTGCCAGCACGAGTTCTTCTCGTGCCCAAGGATTCACGCGGGCCCCGACTTATCTCTTGTGAACCCGTTGATTATCAATGGGTCCAACAAGGATTAGCCGGTGCTATTGTTAAGTTGGTGGAGGGACATGTACTCACCAAGTATAATGTCCACTTCACAGATCAGAACCCGAATCGGTGTGGGGCCTATCTAGGCTCCTCCACTGGTGATTACGCGACACTGGACCTTAAAGAGGCCAGTGATCGAGTAAGTTCCGATCTAGTTCGCCTCCTGTTTCCACAACACGTTTTTACGTATCTGGAAGCTTGCAGGAGTCTGTCAACGGTGCTGCCGGACGGTCAAGATTTACCGCTCCGAAAGTTCGCGCCAATGGGGTCAGCTTTATGCTTTCCTATCATGGCACTTACTATTTGGAGTATCTTGACTGCGGCCGCACCAAACGCGGATGCACGTGAGTGCATTCTAGTATACGGTGATGATGTGATCGTCAAAACGGCTTATGCCGAGGATGCGATCGAACAACTGGAATCGTTTGGGTTAAAAGTTAACCGCGACAAGAGTTGTATCAAGGGACCCTTTCGGGAGTCCTGTGGCGTCGATGCCTTCAAAGGCTTGAACGTCACTCCGGTACGAATACGTACCGCTTGGTCATCATTACCTAGCCCTAACGCTTATCCTGCCTGGATCGCCTATGCGAACCAGTTCTATGATAGGCGGTACTACAGTCTCTACGATTTGATCGTGGAGCGGATCTACGCCGTTTACGGCAAGGTCCCCAGCGAGGACATGTTACTTACATGTCCGAGCTTACGAGTAGTACCTGATCGAATGAGACCGACACAGAAACGCACGAATCAAGACCTTCAAAAGGTCGAGTATCGTGTGTATGATGTGCAGTCTCGTCGCATTACAGAAGTGATTGACGGTTGGAGTATGCTCTTAAGATTCTTTACAGAATCCAGACATGCTTCTCCTCTCGACACTTCCGATAACACACTCGACGTGGCCGTTAAGCCACGAACGGAAG